CTAGCGCAGCTGCGCGGCGAGCCGGAAACTGTCCGAACCGCCGGTCTGGCGATCGCAGAACTGCTCGAACTGCTGCCGCAGCCGCAGGCAATCGCCCACTTCCGGCGTGTCGCCGGCGCGATTGAGATAGCGCTTGATCAGCATGTCGAGCACGCTCCGCTGCTCCGCCGGCATGGCAGCCAGCTCTTCGGGCGCAAAGGCCAGCAAGGCGCACGCTTCCACCCGCTCGGCGAGCCGACGGTTGGCAATAACCTGTTCAATTTCAGAATCGTATGGGCTCTTCATCCCCGCCACAGCGTCCACTCCAGGCCGGATAAGACCAAGGTCTATAGGCAGGTTCGCACGCCTCGTAAAGTCACCAGTTGGCGAGGCAACGTTGCGATGTTGGGTATGCTTTTGAGGGGGGTGGGATTGGAGACAAAAGGTCGGGTAGCAAAGCACTGAGCATCCCCGACACCTGATGTCATCCCAGCGAAAGCTGGGATCCATTTCTCGGTCCGCGCTGGTGGACAGGTGGACCCCAGCTTTCGCTGGGGTGACAGCTGGTGGGAAGGCGACCGCAAGCCAACACACCGGCCAGCCTAACGGCCCCCGGCTAAACAAGAGAGCGAACAACGGCGGAGCAGGACCCATCGTTGGTTCGATACCGGGAGCGAGATACGCACTCCCGGCTGGAGCTCGGCTCCGCCGTCGTGACCGGGGTTTTGGGCGTTCACCGGGATTGTCCGGGGCATTTTCGGAGTGCCCCACCGCCGCAAGGTCCCTGTCTTGACCGAATCACGCTCTTCGCGCTTCTCCAGTCGGACCCCTTTGGCCGAACACAACAGTCGTCCGCTCGCGGCAGCAAATTAAGGTGACAGGCTACCTGGACCTGTCGAACCTTCCCGGCTTGGCCTGGAGCGCGTCGACACATTCCCCACCCAGCCTCACCGCCCCAATTGCTCGTTTGCAACCTCGCTGTGGGGCGGCGATAGGTTGAATCTACTCGCTCTGCAGGGGACGGGGATAAGTTGGGAAGATTTCTGACAAGCGTCTGAATGGGTTGGGCGTTTCGATGAACGGTGCCTGACGAGAAACCAACGACGATTGCACGTGAAGTGCACCGGTCCTGCTCGCGATGGGCCTCGGCGCTGGTCGAGGAATTCTGCTGATGTGCCGTTCCTGAATGTCTGCGGCTCCCCCTACCCCTCTCTGGCTGCGACTAAGGCCCTTTGTTGGGGGACAGATGGAATTGGAGGGGGTGGGAAGAGGTGAAAAGTAGTGGGAAGTGGCGGGAAATGAGGGGGTTGGGGGTGTTTGGCACAAAACCTCTCGGGACACTTGGGACTGAAGTGTCTGGGGCTTTGGGACACTTGAAAGTGGAGTTTCGAGGGTCTGGCGAAGGGGCTTCTAGGGCTTGGTGAAGCCGTAGGTTTTGGCGAGGCGGCGGATTTGGGTGCAGTGGGCGGTGGCGGCGGAGGTCGTCATTTCCAGCTGGTGTTCGCCGGCCACGTAGATGAAGGCGGTCAGGTTGCTGGTGAAGTCGAGGTCGTCGGGGGCGACGTGGGCTTGGATGAAGGCTTCGATGGCGGGCTGGTCGTAGGTCAGCTTGCAGAAGTCTTCGGCGGCGAGAACATCGGCGAGGCCGGAGAGGATATCGTCGCCCGCGGCCAGCGCCAGGCCGGGGACGAGCACCGTGAGGGCTGCCAGGGCGCGGATCACAGGGTGCGGCCTGTCCAGAGGATGCGGTGGAGCGTCAGGCCCACTTCGATGCCGGAGAGGTCGTAGAGCCAGGCGGGGTCAGCGTCGGCCACCAGCTCCAGCTTGCCGCCGAGGCGTTTGCGGATGCGGCGGGCTACCCACTCGCCATCGAGGTCCAGCAGATAGAGGCCGGTGCGGACCGCTGCCGGGCGGATGTCGAGAAGTGCGGTTGCGCCCTTGCCCACCAGCGGCGCCATGCCGTCATCGTCGACCAAGGCCAGCCGAAGGTCGTCGGCGGTGGCGTCGAATTGCCCTTTCAGCCAGTCGGCATCGAAGGCCAGAGGCGGGATGCGGTCGCCGGGGCGCAGCGGCGCGATGGCGACGAGGCCCGGTGATCCTGTGGCCAGGTCCGGGCGCTGCTGGTAGCCGGTGGCGACCCAGTCGAGCGACACGCCGGCCTCCTGGCAAAGCGGCAGCAGGATATCGAGGCTCGGGGGCCAGCCCTCTTTGCGCATATTGTCGATGGTGGTGCGCGACTTGCCCAGCAATGCCGCGGCCTTAACGGGACCGCCGACGGCCGTGATCAGCGCCGCAATGCGTTGCGGCTGGGTCATCTCGTAGCCCGCGATGCCAATCGAAATGGGCATATCAGTGCCAAACTCGCTTGACGATGCCAACGAACGTGGGCAGCATGCCCAAATTGATTTGCATATTGACGCCAAACTTCCTGTGCATCGGGGGCTGTTTTCGACCGGTTCGAAATCAAGGCGAGCATTCAACGACGTGGCGCGACCCTCGCGGCCATCGGCCGGGCAGCCCGGCTGAGCGAGGCCACCTGCCGCGGAGCGCTACGCTATCCGATTCCTGCCGGGAACAAGGCGATTGCCGCGTTTCTCGACAAGACGGTGCATGAGCTCTGGCCCGAATGGTACGACGAGGACGGCATGCGCCGGCCCGAGGTCAGTTCTGCCACCCTCCGGCGGCCCGCGTCGAGTCAAAACGGGCGGGCGGTTTAGGCATGGCGCGCCCCCGCTCCCGCCCCCCGATCGACGGCCAGGGAGACCTGTTTGCGCCCGGCGAACTCTTTCCGGTGCGGCGCCCGGTCGCCGCCACGCGCCCCGTCGACGTGCTCCGCATCAAGATGGCGATGGGCGAGGCGCTGAAGGCGCATCCGGAAAACGCCGATATCGTCGCGGCGAAAATCTCAAATCTCACCGGCCGGGCGCTCACCACCTTCGCGCTCTACTCCTACACGGCCCCGAGCCGCGACGACCACGATATCGGGCTTTCCCGTTTCGTCGCCTTCGTGCGGATCACCGGCGCCTACTGGCTCTACGACCTGCTCGTCGAAGACGACGGGCTGATGGTGCTGCAGGGGCGGGAAGCGAAGCTCGCGCAGCTCGGACACCTGCAGCAGCAAAAGCAGCAGATCGACGAAGCGGTGCGCGACCTCAAGCGGGAGATCGGCACCACGCCGGTCGAGGTGCTGCCGCGTCGGCGGGGTCGGCCATGAGGCGCGCGGCCGAAAGCTGGGAGGCCTTCGAGCGGCTGCCGGCCTCGGCCCGCGCCACGGCACAGCAGCGGCTCGACCATGTGGCGCGTATAGCCCAGCTCCGGGCCGAGGGCATGAAGGCGTGCGATGCGGCGACCCTCGTCGCGCGCGAGGCAGAGGTTTCGGCCTCGACGGTCTGGAACTGGCTCAAACTCATCGACGGGGTGCCACGCAGCCACTGGCTGGCGGCGCTGGCGCCGCACTATCGCGGCCGGGTCAGCACGGCGGACTGCGATCCGCGCGCCTGGGACTTTCTGCTCGCCGACTATCTGCGGCCCGAACAGCCCAGCCTTGCAGCCTGTCATCGCCGGCTGCTCGACGCCGCGGCCCAGCACAAGTGGGCGCCGATCCCGGCGCTGAAGACGCTGCAGCGCCGCATCGAACGGCAGGTGCCCGCGGCGTCGCGGGTGCTGGCCCGGCAGGGCGTGCATGCCGTGGCACGGCTTTATCCGCACCAGACCCGCGACCGCTCGGGCTTTGCCGCCATGCAGGCGGTCAATGCCGACGGGCACCGCTTCGACGTGTTCGTGCGCTTCGACGATGGCAGCGTCGGCCGGCCGGTGATGGTCGGGGTGCAGGACCTCAAGTCCGGCATGGTGCTGGGACACCGCATCGGGCTTTCGGAGAACTGGAGTCTCGTCCGGCACGCCTTTGCCGACGTGGTCGAGCGCTACGGCATTCCCGAACAGGCCTGACTCGACAATGGCCGGGCCTTTGCCAGCAAGTGGCTGACCGGCGGCATGCGCACGCGCTATCGCTTTACCGTCCGCGATGACGAACCCGCCGGCATCCTCACCCAGCTGGGCGTCACCGTGCATTGGACCACGCCCTATCACGGGCAGGCCAAGCCGATCGAACGGGCGTGGCGCGACCTCTGCGAAGAGATTGCCAAGCACCCCGAATGCGCGGGCGCCTATACGGGCAATGCGCCGGACGCCAAGCCGGAGAACTATGCCAGCAAGGCGGTGCCTTTCGCGCAGTTCCGGACGCTGGTGGCGCGCGAGATCGAGCGGCACAACCAGCGCCAGGGGCGGCGTGGCGTCGGGCTTGATGGCGGCAGCTTTGCGCAGGCCTTTGCCCGCTCGCTGAGTGCGCCCGGAACGGTCGTCACCCGCGCCACGGCAGCACAGCGCCGGCTGCTGCTGCTCGCGGCCGAAGGCGTCACCTGTCGCAAGCCGACCGGCGAGGTCCAGCTCGGCGGTAACCGCTACTGGGCCGAGGAACTGGTGGCGCTGGTGGGCCGCACGGTGACGGTGCGGTTCGACCCGGATGATCTCCATGCCCCGATTGCTGTCTATGCCCGCGACGGACGTTTCGTCTGCGAGGCGCCGGCCATCGAAGCGACCGGCTTTGCCGATGTCGAGGCCGCGCAGGGCCATGCGCGCAATCGCCGGCAATGGGTCAAGGGACAGCGCGAGCTGCTGGCGCTTGAACGCCGACTGGGTGTCGAGGCGGTGGCCGAGCTCCTCCCGAAGGTGGCGCCCGCGCCCGCCATTGCCGAAGCGCGCGTGGTGCGCCTCGCGCCGCAGCCGCAGAGCCGCGTGGTCGCCGATGCCGCTGCCGGTTTTTCGCGCGCGGTGCGGGCGCTCGAAGCCGAGTTTCCGGAGCTTGCCGACGAGGCGCGCGAGGCGGGCTGAACCCACGACTTTCACGATCTTTCGACTGAGCAAGGAGCAGACGATCGATGACCGAGATTTCCCCACCCCCAGCCGATAGCTGGGCCGTCGCCTATGTCGACCCGGTGATCGCGCCGGAAGAACTGGATCGCTGGCACCGTTTGCGGTCGAGTCTCATCGACACCGCCAAGCGTTTCGGCTGGAGCAAGTCGGAAGTGTCCAAGCGCTCCGGGGTGCCGGCCGGCACGCTCTGGCAATGGTTCGACGGCAGCTATCGCGGCGTCATCCGCAATGTCTCGGACCGGCTGGCCCGATGGCTCGACAGCGTGGCGGAAATGACCGCCACCGCGGCACGGGTGCCGGTGGCGCCGGGCTTCGTGATGACGCCGACGGCGCGCGAAATGACCGACGCGCTGATCTTTGCGCAGGCCATGCCGGAAATCGTGGTGATCACCACCGGCGCGGGTGTGGGCAAGACGCACACGCTCAGGGAGTTCTGCCGGACGCGTGCCCATGCCGACCTCGTCACCATGCGCCCCACCACCTCGTCGGTGCACGGTATGCTGCTCGAACTGGGCCTGGCGCTCGACGTCACGGAACGCAATCCGGCCAAGCTCGACCGTACTATCGGCAACAAGCTGAGGCGCAACGGCCGGCACACGCTGCTCGCCATCGACGAGGCGCAGAACCTCACCGACCAGGCGGTCAACCAGCTGCGCTATTTCCTCGACGACTATGGCGTCGGCATCGCGCTGATCGGCAACGAGGAACTCTATGGGCGGTTCGGCGGCAATGACCTGAAACCCGCCTATGCGCAATTGCAGAGTCGGTTTGGCCTGCGGTTCCGGCGCATGCAGCCGTTGCGCGAGGATGTCGATGCGCTGCTCGACGCCTGGAACCTCGACGCCGATGTCGAGGACATCCGCCGGCTCTGCCAGGCGATTGCCCGCAAGCCCGGTGCGCTGCGGCTCGTCACCAAGACCCTGCAGCTCGCCGGCATGTACGCCCTCGGCAACCAGCGGCCGATGACCGTCGCCGACGTCAAGCACGCCCTCACCAATCGCGGCCTGGAGATCTAAACATGCTCGATGACGCCTCCCTTTCCGACAAGCTGGGCGTGGCCCGCATCTGGTTCAACCGGGCCATGGCCGGTGAAATGCCGTTCACGGCACGCACGGCAAAACGGTTCGGCGAGTTGCTGGGACAATGCGAACACGAGGCCGCCATGGTGGCAGCGCGGCTCGACATCGCCCACGCCACCGTGGCGCTGCTCGAAGGGCAGCGGACGCTGGTCACCCTCGACACCACCGAGCCGCTCACACGCGAGCAGCGGCGCGCGGCTGTGCAGCGCGAAGGGAGCGACGCATGAGCCCGCTCAGCTTCGAGGTCAGCGTCACCGCCCTCGCGCCGGACGGACTGCCGGTCGAGCGCCACACCGCGCTGCAGGCACTGATCGACCGGGCGCGCGATGCGGCGCTCACTGTCCTGGTGACACGTGCCGACGCCGTTGCCGGCGATCGCCCCCTCCCCAGCCCTCCCCACTCCGGGGGAGGGTGTCGGCCGGTGGAGTGAGGCGATGGCCGGGGTCTCCAGCGGACAGATTGCCGCCATCCATACGCTCAAGGCGCGTGCCGGGCTCGATGACGCCAGCTATCGGCAGCTGCTGGATACGGTGGCCGGCGTGCGCTCCAGCACGGCGCTGACGCATGTGCAGGCAGCCTTGGTCATCGACCGTCTCAAGGGATGTTCGACGACCTCTCAAACCCCGCGCGCCCTGGCGCTCAGTGGGCCCTATGTCGGCATCTGCCGGGCGCTGTGGATTGCGGGGTGGCATCTCGGGCTGGTGGGCCAGCGCGAGGATTCTGCGCTGGTGGCGTTCGTGGCGCGGCAGACCGGGCTCGACCATCTCAACTGGCTGCGCGACCCGGCCGATGCGGCCAAGGTGATCGAGGCGCTGAAAGCCTGGCTGGCGCGCGATGCCGGCGTGCGCTGGCCGTCCGCGCCGACCGGGATGGCAGCCGTCGCAAGCGGGCGGTGATCGCAGCACAACAACGCCGCCTCGGGCTGCCGGAAGACGTGCCGGCCGGGGACCTCGACGCCATGATCTCGAAGCTCGGGCAGCGGGTGCGCCGGCTGCCGAAAGCGGCAGGCTCGCCATGACCCGCTTTGCGCTGCTGCCGCCGACCGTGCAGGCGCTGGAGCGTGAGCGGCATGCCCTGGCGGTGCGTCTCGGCTACCTGCCGGTGCGGTCGCGGCGCGGGCGGGTGTTGCGGCGGCGCTGCGAGGCGCTGACGGCGCGGCTGCTCAGGCTGGAGGCGGCGCTGGCGGCGGAAGGCGAGATAACGGCGGCATCACAAGACTCATGTGAGCGTGAGACTTTTACGCATTTCTACTGGTGGGACGCATTGTGAGGGGACCTGCCGTCTTTTCGACGGCACGGGGCTGCCGTGCGTGACGGCGTGCCCCAGTTGCCGCCCGTGCTGGCCAGCATTGCCGAGGTGGCAGGACTTGCCACCGCGCTGGACGTGGCACGGCGGTATGGCGGGACGCGAGTGACGGTTCCGGTACGGGCGGCGGGGCGGAACTGGCTGACGCAGATGGTGGGGCCGACGGAGGCAGAAGCGCTGATCGACGCGCTGGGCGGCGGACGGCGGATCGATATCCCGCTGGGTCCCCAGGGGCATTGGGCCGGCTCGCGGCAGCGTCTCGAACACCGGCTGGACGAGTTGCTGGCCGAGGGCAAGTCGAGCACGGCGATTGCGCGTCTTCTGGGCGTGACAGAGCGCACCATCCGCAACCGGCGCCGGGCGCGCCGCGACCGGACGAGAAACCAGCCCGATCTCTTCTCGTAGGTCTTTGCGGTCGAGCGCCAAACCCTTGAACCCGGAAGCCCTTCCGGGGCGCGCAAAACGGGAAACGCCGCGCACTGTCCCCGGACAAGAGACCGGGGGCAAGCATGGGCAGCAAGGTGCGGATGATCGGCGTGGCGGGTGCTGGCTCTGCGCTCGGCGTGATGGCGTTGCTCATCGCCTTTACCGGTCCCTGGGAAGGGCTGAAGCTGCGCGCCTATCAGGACGTGGTCGGGGTGTGGACCATCTGCCGGGGCGAGACGCTGAACGTGGCGCCCGGTGACGTCGCCACAGAGGCCGAGTGCGACGAGATGTTTGCGCGGCGGCTGGCGGAATTTCGTGATGGCGTCGATGCCTGCCTCGTCCCAAGCGTGCCGGCAGAGGTCGAGGTGGCCTTTGTCGATCTCGCTTACAATGTCGGGGTCGGTCCGGTCTGCCGCTCGACGCTGATGCGCAAGGCCAATGCCGGCGACCTGCGCGGCGCCTGCCTCGAACTCAGCAACTGGGTGCGGGCCGGCGGCCGGGTGATTAAGGGGCTGGTCAATCGCCGGGCGGCAGCGCAGCGGCTCTGCCTGGCGGGATTGCGATGATGCTGGCGGCGTTCCGCGCCTTCGGGCTGGTGCCGCGGCTGCTGAGCCTCCTCGGCCTGGTGGCGACGCTCGGCGGCCTCGCCTGGGGCGCCTATAGCCTGGTGCGGCAGCAGGGCTATGCGGCCGGCGAAGCCGATGCCACGGCCCGCTGCGCAGCGGAGAAAGACGCACAGCGGCGGGCCAACGAGGCGGCGATCGACGCCAGCCACCGGCAACTGATCCGGCTCGCCGATGAGCTGACGACAACCGAACAGGAGATTGCGGATGCGCTTGTCGCGAACCAGGGCCTGGCGCTGGCCGACCCTACCGGTAATCGCGAGTGCCTGCCTCTTGGCAGCGTGCAGCGGCTCCAGACCTTCCAGTGAAGGGCCGATCCTGCTGCCGTCTTTGCCAGCCGGACTGCGGCAGGGCTGCGCTCGACCAGTGCCGCTGCCGGCGGCGCCGCTGACGCAGCGCGAGGTGGAAACTCTGTGGGCGGCAGACCGCGCGGCCCTCGTGCGCTGCGGCCTTAGCCTTCATGCCCTCGTCACCTTTTACCAGGCGCTGGCGGCAACGCTCGGCGCCGCCGATCGGAGCTGACGCGGCCATGGACCCTTATGTGTTCGAGCCGCTGATTTCGACGGGCCTCCCCATCGCAGCCTCGGCCGGCACGGCGATCTACGCCTATTTCGCCAATCGCTCACGGGCGGCGGCCAAGGAGATTACCGACCTCAGGGCCGAAGTCGATGCGCTGGAAAAGCGCGTCGACAAGCTGGAGACGGAAATGCAGCACCTGCCCGACAAGGACATGGTGAGCGACCTGCGGCTCGCCATCGCCAAGCTGGAAGGCACGGTCAGCACGCTGGGCGAAAAGGTCAGCGGCGTTGCCCGTACCGTCGGGGTGATCGACGACGTGCTGCGCAAGGGGGCGGCATGATGCGGGGCGAATACGAAGAGGCGCTGGTGCGCGATGCGCGGCTCGTCATCCTCAAGGCGCTGGCGGCGCAGACCGATGGCCGGCTCAACGAGGCGATCCTCGAACGCGAGCTGGACCGGTTCGGGCACCGGCGCAGCCGGGAGTGGGTGCGCACGCAGCTGCTGAAGCTTGCCGAACTCGGCGCGGTCACGGTGATGGAGGCCGGCACGGTGATGGTGGCGTCGATCACCCGACTGGGCCTCGCGCATTGTGAGCGGCGCGAGGTGGTGGACGGCATCGCCCGGCCGTCGCCGGAGTATTGAGCGATGACGCGCGCGCGCCGCGGCCGCGGCCGGCTTTCCGCCATCGAGCTCTTGCCACCCGAGGCCTCCGATATCGTCGTCTGGGCGGCGCGCGAACTGGCGGAACGCAGCCGGACGTTGACCGACATCTATGCCGAATTCCGCGACAGGCTGATCGCGCTGCAGGGCGAACAGGGCCTGGCCTTCGACATCCCGGCGTTCTCCAGCTTTCACCGGCACTCGGTGCGGCAGGCCGAACTGGCGCGCCGCCTGGAAGAGACGCGCGAGATCTCGTCGCAGCTCGCCGCACGGCTAGACGGGGTCGGCAACGAAGACCTCACGGTGATGGTGATCGAGGCGCTGAAGACGCTCATTTTCGAGATCGTCTCCAGTCGCGGGGCCGAGGGTGCCAGCCCCAAGGAAGCCATGGAAATGGCGCGGGCCGTGCAATCGCTGGTGGGTGCCAGCCGGCTCTCCGTTGCCCAGCGCGCGAGCTTCCAGCAACAGCTGGCAGCGGCGGCAGACGAGGCGATCGACAAGGCGGCCGTGGTCGCACGCGAAGCCGGGGTCTCGGCCGCGGCGATTGCGCAGATGCGGCGCGAGTTCCTCGGGGTCCGGCCCAAGCCGGAGGCGGCCGCATGAGCTTTGAACAGTTCAAGCAGCAGCTCCATGCGGCCGATGCCTTTGCGGTGGCGCCGGTGCTGGCGCGCGACCCCGCGAACCTGCCCGACGCGCTGCCGCGGGGCGCGGAGATTCCGCCCGAGCTCGACCCGCTGGCCGACGGCATCCTGATGGCGCACCAGAAGGCGTGGATCGAAGACGACAGTCCGCTCAAACTTGGCGAGAAGGGCCGGCGGACCGGCATCACCTTTGCCGAGGCGCTGGACGAAACGCTGGTGGCGGCAGCGGCGCGCTCGGCCGGCGGCGAGAACTGTTTCTATATCGGCGACACGCGCGACAAGGGCCGCGAGTTCATCGGCTATGTGGCGCATTTCGCCCGCACGGTGGCGCGTGAACTCGGGACCATTGAAGAGTTCGTCTTTACCGACCAGAAGGCCGATGGCAGCTCGGGGCAGATTGCGGCCTTCCGGGTGCAGTTCGCCTCGGGGTTTCGGGTGGAGGCGCTCAGTTCACGGCCGGAGAATATCCGCGGGCTGCAGGGGCGGGTCTGCATCGACGAGGCGGCCTTCCACCAGGACGTGCGGCTGGTGCTCGATGCGGTCAATGCGCTGCTGATCTGGGGCGGCAGGATCCGCATCATCTCGACGCATAATGGCGTGCTCAACCCCTTCAACGAACTGATCCAGGAAGCCCGGGCCGGCAAGGTGCCCTATAGCCTGCATTTCATTCCGTTCTCGCTCGCCGTTCGAAACGGGCTCTACGAGCGCACCTGCTTCATCAAGGGCAAGCCGGCCACGGCCGAGGGCAAGGCAGCGTGGCTGAAGCTGATTTATGACAGCTACGGCATTCGCACCGCGGCGCGGGACCAGGAGCTCGAATGCGTGCCGGCCGACGCGCAGGGGGCTGCGCTGACGCGGGTGCAGATCGAGGCCTGCATGGCGCCACCCGACACGGTGCCGATCGAGCGGCTGTTGTTGCCCGACAGCTTCAAGGATCTCGACGAGCCCGAGCGCAAGGCGCGGACGCAGGCCTGGTGCGCGGCGCGGCTTGCCCCGGTGCTCCAGAAACTCGATGCCGACCGTCCGCACTTTTACGGTCAGGACTTTGCCCGATCGGGGGACGCCAGTTCGATCGTGGTGGGGTGCCAGGAGCGGACGCTGCTGCGCACGGTGCGCCTCCTTGTCGAGCTACGGAACGTGCCGTTCGAGACGCAGCGCGACGTGCTGTTCTTCGTGGTGGAGCGGCTGCCGCGTTTTTCGGGCGGGGCCGGCGACGCGACCGGCAATGGCGCCTATCTGGCGGAGGTGGCGCGGCAGAAGTTCGGCGAGACGGTGCTGGAGGTGAAGTTCACGGTCGAATGGTACCGGCAGAACGCCACTGCCTATATCGAGGCGTTCAACGACCGCACGATCCTGTTGCCGCGACACGAGGACGTGCTGCGCGATCACCAGGCCCTGGCCTTCGTCAACGGCATCATCAAGGTGCCGGACGACTTCCGCTTCAAGGGCGCCGATGGGCTCGACCGGCATGGCGACAGCGCCATTGCCGGGATGCTGTTCTGGCACGCCACGATGCAGGGGCCGATTGAATATGGCTATCGCGGTGCGGATCGTAGCGAGGCGCAGCGCCGGGACCTGCCGCCGGATGATGATGACCAGGCGACCGACCGGGACGGCTGGCAGAGCTATGTGGGCAGCAGCCGGAGCGCAGCATGGTGAGCTTTTATTCGGGCCTCGTGGATCATCGCGGGCGGCCGCTGGAAAAGCGGCAACTGACCACAGAGGTGGCGGGGCCGACGCTGACGGGGGTGCGCTCGCCGATCACCGGCTATCCGGCGGAAGGGCTGACGCCGGCGCGGCTCACCGCGATCCTCAAGGAAGCCGACCAGGGGCAGCCGCTCAAATTCTACGAGCTCGCCGAGGCGATCGAAGAGAAGGACCTGCACTATGCGGCGGTGCTGGGGACGCGGAAGAACTCGGTGGCGCAGATCGACATTTCGGTGGAGCCGGCGGGCGAGGACGCGGCGAGCGTGGCGCAGGCCGAAATGGTGGAAGACTGGCTGACCCGCGAGGAGCTGCAGACCGAACTCTTCGACATGCTCGACGCCATCGGCAAGGGCGAGAGCTTTACGGAGATCGACTGGGATACGTCGGAAGGCGACTGGGTACCCAAGGCGCTGACGCGGCGCGACCAGCGCTGGTTCCGGCCGAGCCGGCACGACCTCGAAACGCCGATGCTGATTACCGGTGCGGGCGAAGACCTGCCGCTGCCCGGCGGCAAGTTCGTGCACCTGGTTGCCCGGGGCAAGTCGGGTCTGCCGGCGCGGTCCGGGCTTGCCCGCCTCGCCAGCTGGTTCTGGCTGTTCAAGGCGATGACGACGCGCGACTGGGCAATGTATGTGGCGACGTTCGGGCAGCCGCTGCGGGTGGGCAAGTATGGCCCCAATGCCAGCGAGCCGGACAAGGAGACGCTGTTCCGGGCGGTGGCGTCGATTGCCGGGGACTGTGCGGCGATCATCCCCAATTCGATGCTGATCGAATTCATCCAGCCGCCGGCCGGCAATGGCGCGACTGATCTTTTCGAGCGGCGGGCGAACTGGCTCGACCAGCAGATGAGCAAGGCGACGCTCGGGCAGACCACAACCACCGACGCGATCTCGGGCGGGCATGCGGTGAGCCGCGAGCACCGGCAGGTGCAGGAGGACATCGAGCGGGCCGATGCCAAGCGGCTCAGCGCGGCAATCAACCGGGATCTGGTCCGGGTGTGGATCGACCTGCAGTTCGGACCGCAGGAGAAGTACCCGCTGGTGCGGATGGCGCGGCCGGAGCAGGAAGACCTGGCGCAACTCTCCAACTCGCTGGCGCAATTGGTGCCGCTGGGGCTGAAGGTGTCGGCGCAGGAAGTGCGCGGTAAGTTCGGGCTGAGCGATCCCAAGCCGGATGAAGAGCTGCTCGGCCGACCGGAACCAGTGGAGCAGCCTGCCGGCACCGTGCCCGGCCACGATGAGGCGGACGGGCAGGACACAGAAGATCCGGCAGAGCCTTCGGCGCATCAGGAGATCGATCCCGGCCAGGCGGCGGCGACGCGGGCGAGCCAGATGCTCGACCGGCTGGAGGCGGATGCCGGCGCGCTGGCGGCCGGGGCAATGGACGAGTTGCTCGATGCGATCGGCGAGCTGGTGGCGCAGGCCGGATCGCTGGAGGAGGTGCGGACGCAGCTGCTGGTAGCGGCGCCGCAGGTCTCGACGGCGGGGCTGGCCCTGGCGTTGCGGCAGGCGCGGGTGCTGGCGCGGCTTACGGGTCGGGACGAGGTCGGCAATGGCTAGGCGACCGGCGCAAAGGCGACCACAGGCGCAACGGATTTCGGTGCGGTTTACCGAGGCGATCGATGCGCTGCGACGGCGGCTGGCGCTGGGCAGCGAAGAGTGGCGGGCGCTGGAGTCGGCCGAAGGCGCCACGGCCACGCGGGCGGCCGACGAGGTGCTCAAGGCGGTGACGCGGGATCTGCTGGAAGCGGTCCTGCAGGCGGTCGAGGACGGCACGACCTTCGAGGCGTTTCGCGCCGACTATGATCGCATCGTCACGACGCATGGCTGGCGCTCGCCACGCGGCGCCGGCTGGCATGCGCAGCTGGTCTACCGGATGCAGACGAGCCTGGCCTTTGCGGCCGGGCGGCGAGAACAGGCCGAGCGACTGGAAGCGGCGCGGCCTGGGACGACTTTCGGCCGGCTGGTGACGGTGGGGGACCACCGGGTGCGGCACGCGCATGCGCAGACGCACGGCATCATCCGGCCGATCGGGGATGCGTACTGGCAGACGCACTGGCCGCCGAATGGGTTCAACTGCCGGTGTTATGTGCAGGTGGTGACGGCAGTGATGATGCGAAGTGCTGGATGGGACGTGACGGCGCCAAGCGAACCGGCAATGAAGATTGCGCCTGACGCTGGCTGGGGCTTGCGACACTGACAAGCCAAGACGCGGCCAATATGCGTCCACTTGGCGCCACAAGCGGTCACTAATAGGGTGTCAAGTGTACCGCCCAAAGCACTGACCTGCGGGCACGACTTCCGCCAGATCGGCTGGAGGACACCGTGAGGGGCGAATCGGGTCGCTCTTCACGGTTTCGCCAGAAGCTATCAGCCGCCGAGGATCGCGGCTTTGATCGTCGTGATGTTATGGCGCATCGTGTCGATGTAGGTCGACGCTGGACCATCCCATTGAAGTCATCGCCGACTTGGGCGAATCGCGGAGCCGGTTTCCGATCTCTGGCGGAAAGCATCGACACCACGACGGCCGGCGGCCGTCTCGTCTTCCACGTGATGGGCGCGCTCGCCGAGTTTGAACGCTCGCTGATCCAGGAGCGCACAAAGGCCGGCCTACAGGCAGCAAAGAGCCGAGGCGTCATCGGAGGCCGCCCTCGCGCTCTGAGTAGGGCCAAGACCGCTCATGCGAGAAAGCGGATCGACGCGGGAGAGAGTCCCGCGTCCGTCGCGAAGTCGCTCCGGGTGGGCAGATCGACCCTTTACCGGGCGTTTTAGTTGGCTAACGTAGAGGCTGCCTCTTCTGCTGCCTCGGTGGTCTCCGGCTTGGAAAACAAATTAGCCAGATACTTGCTGTAGGTCGCTTTCAGGAGACTCAAGCGACGAGTCTCTGTCAGGCGCGTAGTTGAGCTGCTCAGCAAATAGACCTTAACGCGCGTCGCTGCTTGCTACTGGCCATCCCTGCCATGAGTGATCCTCCGCAAAACCACCTCCAGCGGGCCGCGTTGAAAGACGCAGGTCCAGGCATAGGCCAGAAGCATGCCGGTCGCCGCGATAGCGGTCGACAAGAGAAGCAGTTTGGTCTGCCCAAGCTGGCCGTAGAGCCCGAGGCCATG